AAATAGTTAAGATGGCAAGTAAAAGACCACATATAGATAAACAATCAAATCCAAGAAGACCTCTTCCTGCAAGTGGGTATGATAGATTAAGAGATAATCTAACATCAGGTTTTGCTGAAGACTTCCCTGTTGTAAATTTTCCAAATCCAGATAATAGACCTAATATAAACAGAGGTAGAATAACTTCAAGAAAAGATGATAATGTAAAAGATATATCTATAGGCTTACAAGATCATGATGAAGCTATAATGTATTATTTTAATAATGTTATTAAACCTTCTGTCATTATAAATGGAAATAGAACTAATGTACCTATAATTTATGGTGCTCCTGAAAGATGGAAAAGTGTACAAAAAGATGGATATTTTAGAGATAAAGAAGGTAAATTACAAGTACCTCTTATTATGTTTAAAAGAGATCAAGTTGAAAAAAGAAGAGATCTTGGAAATAAATTAGATGGTAATAATCCTCAATTATATTATACATTTCAAGAAAAATATACTAAAAGAAATCAATATGATAATTTTTCAGTATTGCAAAATAGAATGCCTCAAAAAGAATTCCATGCTGTTGTAGTACCTGATTTTGTAAAATTAACATATACCTGTATGATTTGGTGTGATTATATAGCCCAAATGAATAAATTAATTGAAATGATCAATTACTCTTCAGATTCATATTGGGGAGACTCTGAAAAATTTAAGTTTAATGCTAAAATAGATACGTATAGTAACACAACAGAAATTTCACAAGGTGATAATAGAATTGTAAAAACTAATTTTGGGTTAACACTTCAAGGATATTTAGTACCAGATAGTATTAATAAAGAATTAACTAAAAAACCACAAAAATTCTTCAGTAAATCAACTGTAGTATTTAATGGTGAATTATCAGTACTACCTACAGGAGCTCCAATGACAAGAGAACAAATTAGAGAAAAAAATGAAGATAAAAATTACGGAACACTTAATGTAAAACAAAATATACAACAAGAAGTACAAGGAATAGGATATCAAAGTATAGGAAATAACAATCAAATAGGATAAAAATGAGCAAACAAACCAGAACAGTATTAAAAGGATATTTCGAAACAGGAGATATACCAACCCAATCACAATATGGTGATTTAATAGATTCAAATTTAAATCTTTCTGAAAACAATACAGGAAATATCCAACTTACAGGACATATAACAGCATCAGGTAATATAAGTGGAAGTGCAACTTCAACATTTACAAGTAATTCAAGCTCATTTGGATCTATAGCAGGTACATTATCTACAGCCGCTCAACCAAATGTGACGTCTTTAGGAACTTTAACTTCAGTAACTACAGGTGATGTAACAGCAACTGGAAATTCAGTATTAGGAAATGCAGTATCAGATACTCATACTTTTACAGGTAATGTAACAGCTTCGAAAAATGTAAGTTCAAGTGGTACTATTACAAGTAATTCAAGCTCATTTGGATCAGTAGCAGGTACTTTATCTACAGCTGCTCAACCAAATGTAACGTCTTTAGGTAGTTTAACTTCTTTAACATCTACTGGAAATGTAAGTTCTTCATTTACATCAACAGGTTCTTTAGGTATGTTAAAACTTCAATCTCAACTTTTTGTGCATGAGGGTGAATTTGACATTGGAACAGGAAATAAATATACTTTCAACCCTTCATCAGGTACTGGATTTTTTGATCT